TCCTTGATCACCTTTTGGAATTGAAAAATCAAAAGTAGCAGCACTTGACGACCCAGAATTAGTAACAGTAGCTGAAGATCCAGCAGCACCTGTAGTCACTGTTCCAACAGCTATAGTTGCAGCAGCACCGTCAGCACCGTCAGTTCCAGCAGTACCTTGAATACCTTGAATACCTTGACTTCCAGTATTTCCAGTATCACCTTTAGGTATTGTGAAATTTAAAATTGCTGCTGTTGTAGTACCACTATTAGTAATCGTTGCAGAAGTTCCAGCGTTGCCTGTAGTTACTGTACCTATAGCAACTGTTGCAGAACCCTCTCCTTGTGGCCCTTGCGCCCCATCAACGCCTCGAATCCCTTGTGGCCCTTGGGTAACAATTTCAACTATAGTAATAGGATTAGAAGAACTCATGTCGTGTAACCTTCGCTTATAAATAGTGTACCTTCTAAATAATACATTTTATCCCCACTAGGGTCTGTTAATTTGACATCATATTGCAATTCATCTACTAAAAAAATTGCAGTATCAGCATCAGTTAATTTTAAATCTACAGTGCCATTAGGTCTGTCAGTATAAGTTACGGCAAAATCAGCATATTTAAAAGAGCGTTCTTTATTCCATACTTCAGCATCAACAGTAAAGCCAGTAAGGTCAACAGCAGTACTATTACTATCCTTGAATATAAGACGCATTGGAAAATCTGCTCTTCTTTGAATGGTGAAATTTTTAACAGCAGTAACAGCAGTGGTCATTAACTTGCCTCAAGTGCAGCGACTTTGGTTTCTAATGTTTCTATCTTAGCAACTGTCTCTTGCAATGCTTTCATTAAATATATAACCATACCAGAAGGATTAAACATATATTTACCTTTATCGTCTTGCGGATATGCCTCTGGAAAACTATCTGCTAATTCTTGTGCTATAAAGCCTTTATTTTTTTCTGCTGTGTCATCTTCATGTAAAAAATTATATTTTTGTGGATTTAAATCTTTAAATAAATCTAAAGTATTTTCACTCCAGCTTTCAAAATTCTTTTTTAATGTCCTATCAGAAACATTTGTATTAAAATTTGTAGTGCTGCCAGAAGTAGTATTAATAGAACCGCAAAAAGTATTATTTGACTGAAGTTCTAAAAAATTTCCAGTAGCGTATGGATTTAAACGATTAATAAATAAAGGTGTACCCCATCCATTGTTATTTTTAACAAGTGCTAAACCTTCAAAATCAGTATTCTGTACATTAAAAAAAGCACCTGGATTAGTTAAAGCACTGGTAGCAACAAGACCATTTGAGCCTAAACAACCAGTAGGATCTATTCTCCACCTTTCTGTAGCTGCAATATCAGTTCCTGGCGGCACAGCAGGTGTCCCACCTGTACCAAATATTATACTTCCATTGGTTCCACCTTGAGACAGAATAAATAAAGAGCCAGCATTAGAATCGGCTGACCTATGATGAAGATAAGAATTACCAGTAGCTGCTTGTTGTCTTAGAAATCTAAAACCAAAATCCTGTCCTACGCTAGAAGTGTCGGTTGTTAAATCAATATACGCATCATTAGAGTTTCCTGTAGTTCGTATTTCGAGAAAAGCGTCAGAAGCATCTGTCTTTTGAAGAGTTATATCTTCTCTTGAAATAAATGAACTGCTTGAAAATTCAAAATTTGCTTCATTAGTATTAGTACCACCACCACAAGTGACACCAACAATACTAGAACTAACTCTATATATGCCAGTGCTAGTATCATTATTAGCTGAATTATTAGCATCGCCAAAAGCTATAGCTGGTGCAGATACACTACCTCCACTTTGAGCTAAAAACTGACCTGTCATTGGAGCAGTAGTACCTCCAGATCTTGGTAATAAACCTAAATTAGCTTGGTCTATATGTCCTATATCTGTAAAACCATTATTGCTTGAATTTCTTACTTTTAAAATTTTAGTAGTATCATTCAAAAAAGTCATGCCTCGAACACATTGACTTGAGGCCATATCAGTATCATTAGCTTCTCTGTTTTGACCTTGCAATGCTAAAAAACAAGCTTCTATATCTTGCCTTACTGCTTGGCCTGATGCATTTTCAATAGTAAAATTAGTAACTGATAATCCCATAAAAACTACAAAATTTTAATCATATTCTACACGCCTTTACCATAACCAACAGCTAAGTAATTGAATTTTCTAATTTGTGTTTGACCTGCTGCATTTTTAAATTCAACCGTAAAACCAGTTCCTGATATATTTGTTAATTCAAAAAAATCTCCAGTTGCCATGTCTTGTGCAGAAATGTTAACTATAGGTTTTGGAATACCTGTAATAGTATTAGTGCCGACAAAAAATGCATTTTGAAAAGTAATGTTTACTGGAATAGCAAGACTTGGATTGCTAGGATCTTTTGATTCTAATTCATCAGACTGTTCAGTTCTAACTGGCATTTCTGCTCTATAACCCACTTCTTGAATTACTACATTTTGAGCAGAATCAGTAGTTTCTAATAAAGCTTGAAATTTAAAACCTCTACCTTCAAAAGATCCGTTTGAAAATTCTGTAAAATTTGTATATGTTGCTGTTCCGCTACTTGGATTGTCAGTTGTTGTTTTAACAAGCACTTTTGCAACTGCGTTTTCTGCTAAAGTACCATCCCAATCAGGGAAATCGTTTACAAGTCCAACTCTATCATCCCATAAGTTTGATGGATAAAAACCAGCACCTCTTATAAGTCTTTTTAAAGATAAATTAAAAGTGCCTCCTAAATCTAAAGTATCTACAAAGTCATAAGTACCATTTAATCCTTTAGCTACAGTGACACTACCACCTGATAAAGTATTGCTTACAGTCGTGATAATAGTGAAACTATTTGGATCAATAACAGAAGCTATAACATAATTCCCACTTCTAGGACTTTGTTTATTCACAAAACCAAAAGTAAATTGTTTTGTTTGACCAACAACTAAACCATGAGAAGAAATATTACAAGTTATAGTCGTACCTGATTGACTATAAGTTCCTGATAAAACTGTTGATGTATTAGAAATTATTAAACCACCTCTTAATTGGCTGTACTGTGTATTGCTAAATAAACTAGGAACATTTGTGTTAAAAACTGGCGAATCATTATGTTCTTCATCAAGTTTTACTAGAAATGCGTCAAAAATATCAACCGTTGCTAATTCAACACTTGCTGCTACAGAACTGAAATTTCCTGTATCATCTTGAAATTTGACAAGATATGTACCAGGTAAAGCTGGGACTATTACTTCAGTAGCATTACCAGGTGCTGCTTCTACAATATTTTGTCCTGATGCAAAAGTAGCAGCATTTCCAGTTTTAGCAGTATGTCTTACAAATACAGAACCACCATAAAGGACATCAAGAGCAGCAGATTGACTAAAAGTTAATCTTGCTAATCTCTCATCAATAACTTCAATTGCTAAATTCAAAACATCATCAGGAACACTTGATTTTCCTTTTGTAAGTACAGAACCGACTAAAGCTGTTGATGATAATTTTCCATTTCCACTTATGGAGTAAATTTCAAATTCGATACTGCCTTTTCTAGTATCCATAATTTCGAAATCGTTACTTACGACTTCTTGAGTTATGAAATTTCCTACATTTCCACTTTCATTTATAATTCTATAATTTACTTGATAAGAAGATGGGCCTTGTGGTTTTTCATATGTTGAACCATCATCAGCAGCAAATGATTTTGTAGGTTCTCGCCAACTAACAACTAATCTAGCCCTTGCAATACCATTAATTACAATCGTAGTTTCCTTTGATGATAAGTTTGAAGGAGCATTTAACGCTGCATTTAAAATAGAGATATTTCTTTCTGGTAAAGATGTACCTGACTCAATATATGGATATTTACCTTCAACATACTTTAACGCTGTAATTGAATAATTAATACCATTTTGTTCTTGGACTTCTATAACTCTAAAAAGTTGTGTTTGTAATGTTGTACTTGTAAGCAAATAAGGTGTATTCGTATTTGGCACTGAGGGGAGTGTTGAACTAAGAGTTAAGACTCCATTAGAAGCACTAGATACATCTCTTGTTTCTACAGTTCCGTCAGGCATAGCAACTAAAATTTTTAAAATATTAGGTAAACCAGGCCCAGACGTAACACCATCTTTGGTATGTGTAAGCAATGTTAAATCTTTTGCATCTATAGTGATAGTAGAAGTTGTCGCAGCTACTATACGCCCACCTCTTCTAGCACCTGACCGCACTGGATCATCAACCTCAATAACAGCACCTGGCCTAACAACTAATCCAGAATCAATAGAAGTTGTAAATGAAACTGTTTCTGTTTCATGTTCTTCTGCGAAAAGAATTGCTCTACCAAGTCTTGCTGCTTGGTTGCGAGAAGTACACGCAAATGCTTGCACTTTTTTTACAGAAGTTCCAAACTTTGTTTTTGCTGTTGTACTTTCTACGACCTCACTATCAATTTCTTTTGAGTCCATATTGAAATAACTAACGACTACAACAGAATGACGTTGTTTGAAACTACTTCCTTGATAATTAAAACCTTCTTCTCCTACGTTTGATAAATTAAACAAATAACTAGAAGTAGTTGCCTCATCACGAGCAAGAGTGATACTCCCAGCAGACCATATAGGCATACATCTCATGACTCCAGCTAATTCGCTTATTGCTGTAAAAGCTTCTTTTGCGCTTTGTATATTTACATTACAAGAAAATCTAGGCTCCCTAGTACCACTGTTTGATCCATCATCAACCAACTCGTTTGAAAACTTAGAAGCTCCATAAAAACTAAATAAATCAAGATTAGCGAATAAATCTGAATCACTTGGACTTAAAGGGTTATAGTCAGGTGCTAGATGATTACCTAATCCATATCTTTGATTTGTTAATAAATCAAGAAGTATCATCGCAGGGCAAGTTGTCCATGTTGCAGCTTGCATGGTTCCGTTAAAAATATAACCATTTGGATAATGTATAAATCCAAAACTTGATACTGGGCCTAAATTTAGTGCATTTGCGTCTGCTTGATTTTTTACTACAGACGGTGTACCAGAATTATTTGCCCCAGCACCAGGTATTCTGACCTTAATACCTCTTATTTTAAATATTCTTTTTGGGATAGAACTAAAAATTTTACTGTCAAATCTTAATGCTGTATAAGCACTATTAGGATAAGTTTCTGATCTATCGATAATTCTTTGTATATAAGGAAATTGAAATGTATCTCTAGTAAACCCACTTACATCCGCATCATCAGTTATCCTTTCAACTCTTATATCTACAGGAAAAGAAGCACCAGCCAATTCAATTCTATGCTCTCTGGTATAAGGATCAGCAGATCTACCAGAAACAGTTGTATTTATTCTTTCTGTGTAAGATGATTGACCACTATATTTAGATGAAATTTTATATTGTACTGTAGTTCCAAGAACGTCACCCTTATCATTTTGTACTTGTAATTCGGGCCAAAGCAAAGTAACTATTACAGCATCACAAGTTTGACTTATTTGTTTTGTAATTCCAACTCCTGATGATTTTGTAACAACAGACGTTGAAACTGCTAAAGGATCTGCAGTTGTGATAGGCATTCCAGTAACGGCACTTTGAGTACTTGTACCTTCTTTAAATTTTAAAGTAACATCTTTAAAGTTAAAATCAGTTTCTGCTGGACTAGCATTACTAGCATTAGAACTTAAAACAGGTGTATCGTTAAGAAAAACGTCCTTTAAAGCGGCATTGATATATTCATCAGATGATTTATTAGTAATACCAGCTTTAGACGGAGTAGAGAAACCTTCAATCTCCCCCTCAGAGATTAAATCTTGAACTGTTGCAAACTGCCTACTATGTAAAGTATCAGGGTCAACTTGTCTTTTTGATC